GCTTTCCCATATCGGTATTTTTCATTTATAGAAGATTCTAACTCAGGTAAGATACTATTCCACAACTCTTCGTCATTGCGCCAGTTTTTATAGTAACCTAGTTTCTTTTCTCCCATGCTATATGTAGAACCGTGTTGTTGTATTATACCATGAGCAACTGCAATATCTTTTAAACCAGAATATTTTTCTAATCCAGTTCTAAAGTTTAAATATGCTTCTGCTTGTAAAAATGCTGGTATAAATCTATTTTTTACAGTTAACATGCGAAGTGTTACACCAGAGTAATTTCTACTTTCAGTTATCGCTTCATCGGCATCATTAGCCGCATCTGTTCTTTCTTTTTTAGCTGCCATCTGAACTAATAAAGAAGCCATGTACATAGGTCCTGATCCACCTGCTTGTTGCTTGACTAAGGTAGGATGGAGGGCAGCTGGATCAGCATATGTATGATTACTACATATAATAGTAGTACCAGTCACGGCCGCTTTATATGTAATAATACGCATCATAGATTTAAGCTGTTTAGCTCTTAGACCCATGTCCATGGCTCCTTTATTAGCTTCGGCATCAGCAATTTCTTTTGAAGATGCTAAATTGCCTAGAGAATCTATTGATATAATAAATTTTCCGTGAAGCTCTGGTTCCTTCTCCACTTCATCTAAAAATGCTGTGATTTGATTTCGACAATTTTCAACAGTATCTACTGGAACATATTTCACATTTGAAACATCTAATCCAACATTTTCTGCACCCTCCTTCTCAATAGCGACCTCAGTATCAAAGATTACTGGAATCATTCCTTGCTTCTGCGCTTTAGCTAAAACTTTATTTAAAATAAAGGTTTTACCACACTGCGCCTCTCCTGCGAAAATTGTTATTCTACCTTTAGGTACACCTCCATATAGTGATCCTGATAAGATAGAGTTCAATACTAAACAACCAGTGTCAACCCATTCAGTTACATTACTTAGCGTATTTTCTTCTAAAGTAGTCGCGTGGATGTTTAGCTTTTGTAACTTAGCAAATGCTTTGTTAACAAGAGTTTCATCATACGCCTTTTCAGCATATTTTGACATATTAGTCTTCGAATAATGTTACTTCTGGCACCTCTTCGGGTAGAGCTTCAGTGACTACAGGTTCAGGATTTGGCTCGCCTTTAGTGTTAATCTTCGCTGTGTAATGCTCTAATAGCTTACCGGAAATATTTATTAAGACTTCTACAAACTGTGAGTTCTTATAAGAGAAGACTGGTTGCTTACCATCAGAAAATTCTGTAAAGAATAAAGGCATAACGTCAACTTTCATGTTTGCAGCATCATTCGGTGTCACCATAATCATTGCAGGAGACTTTACCTTAATGCCATCATCCGTGCGTTCTTCTAACTCTCCGAAGCACGTCCTACCAATACTATCAATATAAGTGATAATGTCCATACAAGTATTATAGAACCTGAGAATTAATTTGCAACTTCTAATTTAAAGAAATCAAATAAATCTAAATTCACCGCTTGGCCAGGTTTAAATGACTTCCAATTCACGTTTTCGTAGAACCGATCAATAACGCTGTAAACAATTTTGTCGAACATTTTTTCGTAGTCTATTTTAAAATCTTGTTCGAACTCTGCTGGGAAATTGTATTTAAACCCTAATGAGCTTAAACCGAATTTATTAGGTGTTACTGTGTAAAAGTAACGTATTTTATCACCAGAACTAATCCGCTCGTGCTTCTTAGAAATATTATAATGATCTAAAAGCTTATTGTAATATATAGAGGACTTAATATGAATTGGTGTTCCTTTTTTGACCATCCAATCTCTAGAATGTATGCTATATTTTTCATAATTCTTAACACCCATCACAAATGCAATATCTTTTATAGGCAGTGACTTGAAAATTTCATACGTCTCTTCGAAGATTTCATTCGTAGTATTTTGATTCTCAGTCATAATCATATGCTCGATAATTTTCTTCACATACGGCTTGATTGCATTGGGCATAGTGGTTCGAACCACTTCTACCCCGGTGTATTTAAATTTATTACAAACCACACCCTCATCGTCTAATTTATGTAAGACGTATCGCTTCTTCTGTAAAAAGATGCCTTTATCGCAAATAGATTCTCGTTTAAAAACAAACCTAGGATCCTTAGTTAACAGGGTATCCTTTGCCCATTTTTCGATATGAACGTTTAAATCAGTTTCAATGTCTTGTACCAATTTATATACTCGTGGATCGATTTTATTATTTTTATGTAGTGGTATTCCTAAATGTTTGAGGATTGGAGTTATTGTACAATATGAGCTATCTGTGTCGTTATATATGATAGGGTCGTTGTTATCTAGGTCTCTGTCTGTTAGCCCTGTTATCTTCTTTACATAGTTTCTAAGAATAATATTACTTTGTTTGATCACATCTCTACCTGTTAGTGTGATTGATCTTGCGATGTCTCCATCACCCATTTGCGAGATTTTATTACCAAAATAACCATAGATTCTGTTAATAAGAATCTTTAAAGTGAATTGACCAATCCACAGTTGATCTACTCTAAGCTTAGTATCTTTTATCTTTTTTTGTAACTCTGTGCGCAGCTTATCATCTGTTTCTTGTTCTAATTTTACACCTAACTGATGTAATTTTTCACGAGCGGTGTTCCATTTTTGTTTTTTTAATACGCGGAGATCATAAAAATGATCTGTAATTCTAGGAAAGATTCCTTTAGTTTTTTGTGAAAATAATTTTTTAGCACGAGTGACTGCTATTTGATTTTTCTTACACCATTTATTAAAATCCTCATAAGACATCTCAATATCTTTATTATTAACTGTCTTGACAAAGACCTTACCATTATCTGTACCAACGATGCTGCCTACCTTGGTTTCTGGGCTTAGGTTGAGTGTTACCATCACACTAGGATATAGTGAATTCGCATCAAAAGATATAACATTCTCCTGGAAGCCACGTTGTGGTTCACCAACATACGCCCCTTCATACTTTTTAGAATCTCCTGGATCTTTTACAAAAGTTGGGATCACTCGCGGTGGATCTAGCTTACGTGCTTCGACAATTGCTCTACCGTTAACAGTGCTAATTGTACCTAATGCTGCGTTAAACGGAGTTAGACCTATATAAGACAACATCCGGGCAAGATCCATGTACATAAGTTTCTCCTCCAGTCGGACTAACAATCTAACATCATGTATATTGTAGTCAACAAACTTGTCCCAATCCTCTAAAGATAGGGCAGCAAGGTTAGTTTCTCCTATATCTACCTTGTTCTCTCCTAGTTCTATATGCGCGATGTTATCTAACTTATAACTGTCTTTCATTCCCATGCTGAAGGTCTTATACACATCTAGATAATCAAGCATTGACACACCTTCTACTACATATTTTGTAGTATTCATACCAAAGTTACCACGATACACTCTCTGATAAATCGGCTTCATAATTTCATCATGCACTGGTGAGAATAATCGAGTCGCATCTTCTCCTAATAGATTTCTAACACGGTTTATTACATAAGGAACATCGAAGATCTCACTATTCCATCCTGATAAAATATCTGGACGATCTTTGACATAAAAGTCTAAAAACTGTTGTAATAGGTCGGTTTCGGATTGACAATGAACATATACAACGTCATCTGATTTTGGAGTGTATGCATTAATTCCCCATGTATAATATTTTTTTTTCACTGTGTCATACACAGTAATAACATTGATCATATGACTCGCTTCTTCAGGTTTTGGAAATTCATCTGGGGAATATGTTTCAATATCAAAGAACCATATCTTTAATGGAAATTTGGTAAAATCATCGGATTCGTTTACTTGCCAGAACCGATCTATAAGAAACTGTTGATAGGGAGTAATGTTTTCATAAATCTTATGATCGTTTAAATCTTCAATCCGCTTACGGCGATCTAAATTACTATTCGATAGTACTCTTCTAAGCTTAGTACCGTATAAAGATATACCATCATGTCTATTTGAATTTGTTTCATGATAGAAGTACGGTTGATAGGGACAGTCAGTTTCTATTCGTTCCCCATTCTCATCCCATGTATAGAGTCGCATGACTCTCTGGTTAGGTATATAAGCTAAATTCCTGTACACTGCTACGAGTATAAGAGAATTTTAAAAATAAATCAACTGAT